AGAAAGGAATGAAAACTGGAATACTTGGAGCTGCAAGTTCGTTTCTTAATAAATTCGGAGGACAGGCTGCAGCACCTGCAGGAGATGGAGCAGCTACTGGAGACGGAGCAAATGCTAATGGACAAACTGGAGTTGCAGAAATGGGCGATAATATGGACTTAGTTGCAGAAATGACTAACGAATGGGCTTATCATAATAATGGAAATGTATTAGGAGGACTTCTTATATCAAACTTATACATTCCTAAAGTGCAACAAGGAAGCGGAAGTAACTTCAGCTATTCTGTAAGCATTAGAGATATGGCTCTTTCTTCAGATAGATATAGTCTTGCTAGACTTCATTTTACTCTAGCATTATTATTACCATATGTATACCCTGCTAATATGCCTAGACAAACATTAATAATTCCTACATCTGCATTATACTGTGCAGCATTCTCTAAAGGAGTTATAAACTGTCCTAGAGCTGTTATAAGTAATATGAGTGTTAAGACTGATAATACATTCCAAACTACATTTGGAGTGCCTACAGAATTAGATATAACGCTACAAATAGACCCTATATACACACAATCTACAATGCCAGATTTTAATAAGTATTGGAGTATAAAAACAAACTCTTCATACTTCTTAGGAGCTATGTGGAATCCTATGAGTTCGTTTAATATGTTGGCTACAATGTGTGGACAAAATACTGTGTTCTCAAAGATGCCGAAAGGATTATTCGCATTCTTCGCAGAAGCTCCTGTAGAATCTTTCTTTAATACTATAGGAAATGGATATGGAAGCTTTAGAGCATCTATGCGTGATTATATGTCATCATTGAGAATGAATTCAGGAAACTATAAAATGATATAAAGGATTGATTATATGGCGTCTAAAGCAAAATATAAGAATAGAGACACTTCCCGTGATTATGCTGAGGAAGTGTCTGTTCCACTAGAAATAAAAAAGAAATTTACAGATATAAATCTAAATAAAGGTATAAAGATAGTTTTATATGGAGCACCATTTACTGACTCCAGACCACGTACAATGGCTTCTGGAGCTGTAGCTATGGTAAATATGGAACTTATGAAGAAAGTATTTGTGGATGTATATAATAGAAGTATTCTCAAAGATACTGTTATAATAAGTCCCTATGTAATCGTTCTTCATGCATATAAGAGACCTACAAACGAAACCGCTAGAAAGTTCAAGAAAGACTTTAATAAAAGGTTACAAACGTTATATAAGAATGAGCAGATACATGATATGAGTATAAATGACGTAGATAATATGATAAAAATACACAATGATATCTTATTTGAGCCAGAGTTTAGAGTGTGTTTAGATGATGCTTGGAATATAGCTGATACTGACTGCTTTAAAGTCTTATCTGATAACGAAAGAGTTGAGCTATTTATTTATTATACTGACCAAATAAATGCGTATATGGAATGGAATATACAACGTAGTGCAAAATATTATACATACATGATATGTGATAAATACAGAAGAATACATAAATTGACATTTGAGCAACATGTAAAACACATGCGTAAAATATTTGATAGACAGCAAATGCTATGTAAGAATAGAGAATCAGAGTTATTAGCATTACTTAAGCGTACGCAAAAAGTATTACAAGAATGGTCTGCGGAAGATATAAAGAACATGGCGAATATGAATGAAAGAACATATACTAAGAGAGATGCACAAAATAAAGTATTACTACTTATCACTAAGGGAAATAAAATATGTACTGATTTAGTAAGTAAATATTTAATAGTAGATGAAGGAGAAGAAGATGTTACAGAACACAAAGGACTATATACGTTCTATTAGAAAAGAATGCGAAACTAATGAGGAACTTATCGCTAGAGTTATAGAAGATAAGAAAATATTTGCTATGGTTGCAAGTATCACACCAGGTATTAATACAATAGTATTAAAAAGCCTGTTACAAGATAAAGATTTTATAAATAGTTTATAAGGAGGATATTATAATGAATAATATTAGTGTAGATTTGGATATGTTACAACTTAGAGATAAACTTACTACAAGAGTATTTGGTAGTATAATTGCTAACATAAATCCAGGTACAAATGAAAGAGTTAATGCATCTGCATTAGAAAATATGGGAGTGACTTATGATTATATAAGAAATATGCTAGATAGAAGACCTAGAAATATACTTACTCCTGTATTAGAAACAGCTGTAAGTCATATAGACTACGCTTCTGAAAAGTTTGTATTAGACCATAATTGTAAATTCAGCACTACTGAAGACAGATTTGAAAAAGGATTTTCTATGGAAGATGCTGGAGAAGCTGCTTTTGAAGAAGAAGACGGAGATATAACTTCAGGTATTATTGCAGATATGATAGAAGACCTATCTAAAAAGCATAGTACTGAAATTAGGGATTTGGCTAAATATATACTTAAACTTGAAAAAGAAAAACAAGGAGAAGATAAAGAGTTAGCCGAACAAGAGGATAACGACTATGTGCAAGAAGATGATGATGTTTTTGGAGACCAAAATGAAGAAGGGGATAATGGTACTGGAGAGGGTGATACTGAAAATCCTTTCGGCGACGATCAAAACTCTGAAGAAGGTGAACAAGAATCTGGAACAGATGAATCAAGCTCTGACAGCGACGATTCAAATCCATTCGACTCAGGTGATGGGGATTCCTCTTCTGGAGATGAGAATACATCTTCTTCAGATGGTGAAAACCCATTCTCATCAGACTCAGACAGCAGCGAAGCGAATAATGGAGAGTCTAGCTCAGATTCGTCTGAAAATCCATTTGCATCAAGTGACGACAATGAGTCTAGTTCTGATGATTCCTCTGATGATAGCTCTTCTGGTAGTGATAGCAATCTCAACAGTGATAATCCTTTTGAAAGTTTCATGGCTTCTGTTAGAAAAGGTAATCGTTATACTAATGTGTTCAGGGCTGTAGGAATAGAATCAGGAGATATAGTTAATTATGTATTTGATACAGTAGGAACTGAATATAAACAAGAATTAAATAACTTATTTGAAGAGTTCGGAATGGAATCTCCTCAATTTAAAGCTAAGCAAAAAGAAGTAGTAAAAATATCTGAGGTTGCCATAGAAAGCATCTGTGCGTCTATTGCTACGATGTTTGGACTTGGATTACCATTAGATATGAGTAGAATAAAGTATTATAAATAGGAGGAAGAAAATGATATTATACGAATACGATGACATCTGTGATACGTTTGCTCAAAAGCTTAACTATCCAGCAAAAGCTATAAAGTTTAATATAGCGATAGATATAACAAACTGTACTGATAATAGAGTAAAGATGAATGCTATTAACATAATACGTGCTGAAAATTATAATAAGAATACGTATTATCCATATGTAAATATGATTGAAATAGTAAATGATAAAAGAATATTACAGGAATTTCCTATATTTCATTTTCCATTTAATTACAAAAGTCCGTTTACAAATATGATAGATGAAAGGTTAGCAGAGTTATCTAAACAAACTAAAGTTCCTTTCACTGTATCAGTAGTGGTTATAGCTAAATCTAGAGGAAGACTTAATAATAGGTTATTTGGATATTATAAGACTCTTAAAGTTTCTGATAAAGGAATTCAATATGATTGTGACTTTATTAAAGAAAAGAGCGAATGTATGAAAGAATTGGAGCGTATTAATACGTTGCTTACATATGTTGGTAGTAGAACTTCGTATAAAATTAAGCATACTTTCTAACTTTTTTATACAATAAAATTATAATGCAGGGATGTAAAATTCCCTGCTTTATTTTTTTGTTAGCCAGATAACTATATATATTAGGTCGTATTTAGGTTTTATTGAATACGATTAAATCAAAAAGGAGGAAAGAAAATGATTGAGAACTTTTATTTACCACCAGTGGTAGAATCCCTATCTGGTATTCCATCAGGTAGAAAAGCTCTATATGAAGCTACTGTTAAACAAGTAGAAGAGAATAAGAAGAGTGTAAAGATAAAATACGGTATGAGTTTTGATACCATAAACTTAGAAGAGCTTTATAAAAAAGATATGGAATCTGGTAAAGGGTTTATTATAGATACTAACATTAACTATGATAATATAGATAGTGAAAGAGACTCATTGATAAGTAAAGACAGTATATTCAGTTATAAGTTTGGATTTCGTTCAGACGACCCTAAGCAAGTGCAAGCTAAAAGATGTAGTTGTGCTTGTGGAAGAACTGTAAGTAGTACTCCTGGAGGAACTTGTGAACATTGTGGAACGTTAGTAACTCCTGTACAAAAAGTGAGAGGTTGGATTATATCAAAGAATTTTAAAGTGTTTAATCCGACGTGGCTTACACGGTTTTTCAAATATGCAAAGAAGACTTCTATATCAGAGAAAGAGATTAAGAAGGATTTGTTTAATTGCAATAAGAGAGATGGGATTAAGCGTAAATCCTGGAATATGCTAGAATTACAAGATAGAAATAACTTAGTACAGTTTATAGAAGCATATGTAGAGCCAGAAATGAAGAATTTCTTTATGACGACTATAAACCAAGCTATGACCAATGCAATACCAGTTATATCAAAAGACTTTAGACATTACCAAGTTGTAGAAAGTATTAGTGGTAAAGCAGATGTAAGAACGCATGAGTTAAATAAGTATTATATTATCATCAGTGACAATATAAACAAACTAAATAACATAAGTGAATATGCTTCGCAGAATAAGAAGAAGATATATTTACAGAATATAAGTGAGAAATTTGAACAGATAATGAATGTCATTATGGATGAAATTGGAGATGGTAAAGAGTCTCTGATTAGAGGTAAGACTGTTAGTAAGAGAATGAATAATAGTTGTAGATGTATTATAGAGGGTCTTACATTCAATAGTAGATTAGATGTGTGTACTATTCCTTATAGAATATTTGGAGAAATAACTATCGGTCCATTTAGAGAATATTACGATAGGTATGGAGTGACGCCTGAATCTATTAATAGAATGAGGTCTAATATACCGAATGAGTTTGATTGCAAGCTTATGACTAAGGTATTAATAGACTTGAGAAAGGATAAGAAAAACTTTATATTATCCTACAGACCGCCTTGTATATATATGTTCAGTCAAAACTCAGAAGAAATCATAGCACTTACAAATGATAGAGAACAAGTGCTTAGATTTAATGCCATTACTGTAGATGCGGCAGACTATGGAGATTTTGATGGAGACACAAAAGGACTATTTAATATAGCAAGAAAATCTATACTTCCTACATATTTCGCTCTTAATCCAAAGAGAGGAACTTATAACCCAATATCAGGTACATTTAACGAATCATTTAACTTGATAGAAGGTTCTTATCTAGCAGTATACAAATTACTTAATGTCGATACTAAGGTAGAAGACGAAGACATCCTCACAGAAGCAGACATTCAAAAACTTCAAAATATCAAAAGTGCATAATTCCCTATAATTGACAATCATCTTTGTAATTAATTTAAAGGAGATGATTGAGTATGAGAAAGACAGTTATACTCAAGGGCCAAATATTTAATAAATATGAAGTCGATGAAGATGGAAATATATACAGAAAAGGTTCTGATGTTCCATTAAAAAAATTCGGAGATGGAAAAGGATATCTGAGAGTAGATCTTATGAGTGATAGAGCTGAGAAAGTTATGGCTAAGATACACTTAGTAGTGATGCATACGTTTGTAGGTAAACAAGACCCAGGTGTGATTATAAATCATATAGATGGTGATAAGACTAATAGTGCACTTTCAAATCTTGAATACATATCACAACGGGAAAACGTTGCACATGCACAACGGTTAATAAAAAACCTACCTTACTTAGAGGAAGATACAATAAAGCAAATATTGGACCTTAGAGATAAAGGCTACACTTTAAATCAAATAGCAGATGTAGTCGGGTTAAGATATCACGTTGTCAGAGACATGCTTCAAGGACGTACTTATAATTATGTTGAAAGGTAACTCATGTAATGCAGAGTTACCTATCGCATTTTTGTACGGCGTAATTAAATGCAATCCCCTTAATTGAATAAGGGGATTATATACATTTAAAAGGATTGCTCGTGACATATTTATTGTCGTCAAGATAACTTAATACCAAAAAAAAAAAGAAATTTTCAGGTACTTTATATGAAATAAAATTTTAAATCTTCTTCTAACTATGCATTTCTAAGACATTAACTAACAGTAGAAGCAAACCGCAGTAAAAACCCGTTTGCTTATTATAATTTTTCCAAATCTATTAAATATTTCAGGAGGTACTTAAGTTACCTTGACACTTAGTTGTTCAACAAGAGAAAATGTTTATTCTGTTGATACTGGAGGAAATATAATGAAAATAAAAACATATAAAGGTAATATCACAGAATGGGACATGGTCACTGCTAACGTAAGTATACTGGCGGAGGAGGGTCTTATATCTGAAGAGACATATATAAATTTAAAAGAAGCTGACAGAAAGGCTAGAAATATAACGATAGGTTGCTTAATGAGAGATTTAGCTTCTGAATTCAATCTATCAGAGAAATTTGAAGAGTATTTAAAGAAGTATACAAATATGTTTATAGAAGAAAATAAACTTAAAGATGCAAATATATTAGAAATAGCAAGAGATGCTATATTTCTATATAACAGTAAACCAAAGTATTCTAAGTTTGGAGATTATATAAAGTTTAAAAAGAAGAATACATATTATTATATGTTGGAATTTACTGTTTCTGATACATTTAATAATAAGATAATATTATATAAAAATGATAAAGGTATATCTGTAAGAGGAGGAACTATTGATAAGAACCATAAGGCATATGAATATCTATGTAGACTTATGTCTGATGTTATTAATAGTAATACCAAATCATATATAAAATCGTTAGCTACATATTCTAAGATTATGAATGCTAGTGAAGAACAACTTATAAAAGGTATTGATAATGCCTACTTAATTAAACTGATGAAAGAAGTATATACTACAATTTAAAAGGAGGAAAGGAAATGAAATTTAAACCAGATGAATGGGAAGTAACGTTCGATGATATTAATAGAGTGGAGAAAGAAATGAGAGAAATGAGGACTGTTAAAAAGATAGTGAGGAACATACCGACGGTATCAGAACCTCCAGTCGAAGCTCCATTTAAAAAGAGACGTAGAATAGATATGTCTAAAACAAAATTAGCTAAATATCAAACTACGAAGTTATTATCGCCATTGGCAGATAAAGACCATAGTATGAGAGTTGATATGTTTGTCAATCAATTTGATAATATGGTAATGCCACTTAAAGCAGAGGTTCCAATACTATCTTCTGCACTATATGGCGATATGCTTAGTAGAAGTAGTTGTATACATAAAGCTAGAGGTAAAATAACACTTCTTCATAAGATAGTGTATCAATATCGTAAGATATACATTTATAAATTAAATGATAGAATATATCTGATGGATAGTAATGGATACATAAATACAAATGGAATTTGCTGTATACAAAAAACAGATTTAGATGCATTAGAGATAGGAGTTGAATATGATATTTCTGATGACGATGATAACTTTTGTATTGAATATCCAGACCAATATGACCCTACTATGGATATAGTGAAGTATGGAGTAAATTTGGTAATGATAAATACTATTGATAAAGATACAGTTGATGACGCTGCCAAGCTATCTGACTCAGCTCTTGCAAAGCTAGGAACTATCAAAATGAAGACTGTAAATATAGCATTAGAAAATAAAATAATAAAATCAGACTTTCCAGATAAGATACCAGAATTAGGAAAGTTATTAAAAACACCAGTAATATTTAAAATAGTGGAAGATGAAGAAACAGTTAGTAGTATTTCACAATCTACAGACACTCCTGTAGGTTTAGAAGATAGTCAAATTATAGTAGAACCAAATAGTTATATCGGATACTTTGAAGTTACTGCTAACGAACCAATAGAAAACGACCCTATTTTAGAAAGATATAGATTAGAATATTTAGAATTTAGACAAAAAGTAGCTAATGCATTAAGACCGTATGTATTATATGATAGAAGTAATTGTGATAATAAAGTTATAGCGTTTTATGAGAACTTTAGTATAAGCAAATTCCGTACAGAGAAGAAAGCTTTAACGTGTCCTTTTATCAGAATGGAAATAGTTACGTATGATTTCGGTGCTATTGGATGTAAATTCAGTAATGAACATGGATGTAAAGCTACAAGTCAAAACTCAGTCTACGGAGGATATCTAGTGGCAGAAGACGGAACACCGATAGATATGGTATTCTCAGTAAGTGCTCACATAGCAAGAAGTATTACAGGAGTGTTATGGGAACAATGGCTTACAGGAATGAGTATGTATTTGACTAGAAAATATAAGACATTAACAGATAAAGAAGAAAAGAAAAGACTTATATCTGATTATAGAGAAGTACTTAACATATTTGATTTAGAGAAATCACATAAGTCATTTTCAGATAAAGATATAGATACTATTTTAATGAACTATCCTGCAATACCAATAGCTATAATGCCATATGAACAAAGAATAGATATGGAAAGTGGAGCACAAGCTATGCGTATTTTAAGTAAATGGGGATATGAAGAACAGACTATTTGGGTATGTGATAGAGATGGTAATAGAATTAGACCTCTTACTGATAAACATTTAGTAGGAAGCGTTTATACTATCAGAGATATACACGACCCAGAATATCAAAATAGTTCTATATCGGAAGTCACTCTTACTACAAAAGGTATACCAGAAGAAAAGTCTAAATCAAAAAGAGATGCACAATCAATCCATAGTAAGAAAGCAACAAAGATGGACGTGCAACTTACAGCACATTTAACTGGATTATTAAATGATGCAGACTTATATGCTATGCAAGTAGACGACAACAGCTCTCTTCATAGCTTACCTGAGTATTTGAATGCCATTGGTTTAAATATCAACTGGAAGGAGAACGAATGATGAAATACCTTACAATAGATAACGGAAAGTTTGTAATTACTGATGAATATGTACCACAAGATAAGTTTGCTATTATGTTTGAAAATAATGGTAAAAATGATGCATATATCTTTTCTAAAGACCCTGTATTTGTAGATGGGGAAAATATATTATTAAATGGGCAAAGAGTTCCGTTAAAGAATCTCACAATAGTTCCTATTAATGAGCATTTTGAAGAGTTAGTACGTACATTAAGAAGTTATGGTACAAATGAGTTTTCTACAAAAATGAAACTAGATAAAATACCTAATCCTGCATTGGTAGCAATGCCAATGTTCACAGGAGTAGTTTGTAATACTATTCTTTCTGAGGGAAAGAGTATACCTTTAATGAAATCACAACAGGTAAGAAAGTCAAGCTTAGTTAGAATGCTTAAGAAGCAGATAGAAAGAAATAAGGATATATCTATAGATTTAGCATATGAATTACTAGGATTGTATGGAATAAATCCTGCTGTGATGTTTAACCAAAATTATATCAAAAAGTAGGAGGAAAGAAATGTTATTATACGATCGTAGAGATTTAGTCAAGATGAGAGAGTTGGAGAAAGAGTTTGCTGTCAATCCACTTTCAGATGAAAAAGTTATAGTAAAATTAGAAAAAGATATATTTCTACGGGGTATAAAGTCAAGATGTATTTTAAATACATATATATTTGAAGTATTGGAAGATTTTGATGTACCTCATGATATAAGGAAAGAATTAATATACAGAGATAACTATTATAAAGGAAGATTTAATAACTATATGAATCATGTAATAGAACTTTGTAAAGAAAGAATAGATAATCCAGTGGTAATGCTCCCACATTTATTGGGGGATATATTCAGTTGCTTCCACAGATTATCAGTAGTATCAAATGAAACATTATCAATGGACCACAGTCTAATGGGATATTTAAGAGCATATGAACAACATCCAGAGTTTGCAGAGCTATTTAGAAATCCTGTAATAAAGAAGACAGATGACCCATATACTGTGGAAAAGAAGTACGAATACATAAATGATACTATAATAAAAGCAGATGTACATCCATTATCTGATTTCTTGAAATCTGGTGTTAAGTCAAATAAACTTCAGATAATGGGATTTGTACAAGTAGGACTACAACCAGACCAATTAGACCCAGGTAAAGTAAAGAATAATACTATATCTGGATGGCTTAATGGACTTCGTAATTTACCAGATATGGTTCATTTAGATAATCAAGCATTAGAAGCTGTTATAAAAGGAAAGAATGAAGTTCAAGAACCAGGGGAATTGGGTAAACTTATAAATGTAGCTCTTACAGAAACTAAAATAAATAAAGATGTAACTAGAGCTGTAGTACATGATTGTGGAACTCACGATTATGAAATAGTTAAAATAAAGAGTAAGAAAGATTTACAAAAATACAGATATAAATATATCGTAGACCCAATAACATATAATATATTAGGTTATGTTGATTTAAATAGAACAGACCTTATAGGAGCTATGGTAAGTTTACGTATGCTTCATCATTGTCATGGTGTAAATTGTGTATGTGAAGTATGTACTGGAGCTAATAATAAGTTCTTACAAGATACAGTTATATTTAAAAATAATATCTATGAATATGGTATGCATGTAATTGGAGGAAAGTTCCAAAAGGTAATATCTATTAAACATAGTAATAATGCCTTTGTAAAACCAATACCAGTAATATTCAGAGGAAAACGTTATGAAAATATATTAGACTTCATATTAGATACAAATTATATTACAGACTTTGAATTTGATAAGCTTATATTTGCTGTAGGAACTAAAGTAGAACTTAGAGATATGGATGGATATAGATTTAAGAGACTATTCATCAATGATGAATATGTAGATATATTATTAGATAAGCCAATAGAATTAAATGGACTTACTCTAACTATCTATATACCAAATGACAGCGTATTGCTTACTGCAAAAGATATCCAAGTAATGTTACGTATGCACAGTTCTACAAGTAAATATCTATTGCCAGAAGATAAGTGGGATAGAACAGGACTATCATCAATGACAAGAGCAGAACAATTAAGTTCATTCTATAAATACTGTCAAACTAAAGTATCATTTGACCATTCAATGTATTATGAAATGATAGTAAATGCTATGATGAGAGATGCTTCTGATTTATCTTCTAAGCCTACTGAAAAGACAGAGCTCATAGATATTATACACGTAAATCAGCTCACATCTTCTGTAGATAAGAGTAAGAAGTTCAGTAATAAGATACATCATGGATATGTTAAATCAAATATATTAAGTGTAATACCAGTTGTAGAGCCTTGTGAGGCAGACGTATTATATAATATAGTAGATAATAGAGAATTAACAGAAGCAGATGTACCAAAAGAATTACAAAGAATACTTCGTGAAGATTATGATAGTGACATAGAATTGAAGAATGAATATAATTATGAAGTATGCAAACAGATTTGTGATGTTAGTCAAAAAGATGATGATTACAGCGACGATGAGGAGGATTAAAATGGACATTGAAATAAAACATGCTGGGACATCTGAAATGCCTTATATATACCTTGCAGAGCTTAGGCTCTGTGAGGACCATATAAACCATGGTATTGATGAAAATGAATACGGATGTCGTATGCGTAATATAGGAACATTTGCAGATGATATTAAGACATATTATCATAAACATAAAATTAGATGTGTTGTAGCCAAAGTAGATGGAATTTGCAGAGGTTTTATAGCATTTGCTGTAGAGCCATATCATACGTATATAGATACTATATACGTAGACGAAGAATTTAGAAATAAGGGTATAGCTACAAAGTTAGTAAGTAAAGTAAACATATATACAGGACACAACACATTAAAAGCATTAATTGCAGATTATAATGTAGTATGTCAAAAATTTGCAACAGGGATAGGATTTAAAAAGATAAAAGATTCAAACATATATGGTATGGGAGAATACATGTGTGAGGTTAACAAAGCAAGAGGCCAATAGGAGGATAGATGAATTACGAAACATCAACAGCTTATTGGATTGAACGTGGCTACATAAGTAAAGAAATAGCAATGAATTTACGTAGTAAGTTCAGTGTGTTGGACTTTATGACGAAAGCAGAAGTTCCGACAGCATATTTTGAGATTGGGAACCATATTTGCATCCCCAAAATCAAATTTGAATTATTAGAAAGTTTAATTAAAGGTAAATTCTATAGAGAAATAATAATACCAAATGATAATAAAGAAGTAAAGTATAGTCCACTTAAATATAAAGAAATGAACCATCAGAAAGATATAGTAAAAGGAGCAGTAGAACATTTTACAAATGAACCAGATAAAAGAGTCTGTGTTTGTGCAAGACCAGGATTTGGTAAAACATTTATGAGTGCTGCTATTGTATCTAAGATGAAATGTAAGTTTATGTTTATAGTCTATAGCAGTGATTTAGTAGAGCAAACTTATGATGCTTTTGTAGATTACTTTGGAACATCTGAGGGATTCTTAAGACTAGACCAGTCAAAAGGGTTTATGGAAATAGATTATAAGAAAGTAAATGGGATATTCTTAACACACAGTATGATTCAATCATTAATAAAAAGATACGGAATGATGAATGTCACAAATGTAATATTTAATAAATTTAAATGTGATATGAAGATAATGGATGAATATGATACTTATGTTAAGAACTTATACTTCTTGGAATGTTGGGGGAACTTTAAATATAACTTATACTTAACTGGTACTAAGTTTAAAAATATGAGACCAGATGATAATATATTTCAAATGATATATAAACATGCTAAAACTCTAGGAGCAGATGTAAGACTTCCTGTTAATAGAGAATGTTATGTTATCAAGTATAAGTTTAGTCCTACTAAAAGAGAATACTTCTTAATGCATATGAATGATGAGAAGTTATTTAAAGTAAGATATAATGATTATATTGCTAGAAAGGATGTATTATTAGATTATGTAATGAAGAATTATTATAAATCTGACGATAGTCCTCTTCGTACTTTAATAAAAGATGGAGGTAGTATAGCATTATATGTAGGACGTATAGAAAATTGTGAAATAGTAAAGGATAAGCTCATAAATTATTATGGTATAAAAGAAGAAGATATTGGTATATATAACAGTACTATAAATAAGAAAGAAAAGGCTATAAGCGAAACTAAACCATGGATAGTTACTACTACTAAATCTATGGGACGTGGGTATGATAATAAGAATCTTCGTGCACTTATATTCCTAGAATTTAATTTTGGTACAGCGGATTATATGCAAAATATCAGTAGAGTTGCACGTATTGGAGGAAAGTCTGGACTTGTATTTGAAGGACTAGATTTGAGCTTTCCAAAAGTAATTGCAAACCATAGTAAAAAAGTAAGAGAGGATATTTATACAGATATGTATTCTCAAGTACATTATAGGGAAATACCAGAACCTATATATAAATATTATAGTTATGGATATAGACCTGATAGTAAATTTATATTAGAACAGAAGAAGAAAAGGAGATAACGATGATAAGCAGTGATACTAAATTCATAAACGCAATAGTAAATGTTACAAATAGTTTCTTTTTATTAACTTGGTTAAAATATGTAGTACTACCTGTTATAAAACTGGTTAGTGTAGTTAGATTAATATTAAGTCTTATATTAATAATTCCATTAGTAATATTAGGAATACTTATACATTTACTGATAATCAGACCACTGTGGTTTATAATTAGATTATTTATAAAAGTGGAGGTGTCTGATATATATGAATGAAACATTAGCTAAGGAAGTGATGTTTATAAGGCCTAATGACGTGTTATTTAGCTACGACCTTATTATCATAGATATTTATAACCAATTAAGACATAAGCTCAAAGAAGTGGATAAGGAAGCTTTTAGAGTGAAGATAGAGAGTACATTTAATGAAAATCTATATATGTACAGTATTGATTATGATGATAAAGGAAACATGTTCTTCAGGTCTGATATAGATAAGCGTAGAGTAGACATAGAAGATTATAATGTAATTATAGCTTCTAAAAAGCATAGTTTCATATCATATGATGTTTGGGTATGGCTATACGAAACTCCGTATGCGAATATAGTATATGAAGTTGCAATATCTTTCTTTAATTATTCTATGATGGATATTGAAGATGGATTTAATATGTTTATAATAACAGCAGACCACGTCGTACCAGAAACATATTATATTGGAAGATTCTTTAGAAATAAGAATAAAGTGGAGACTAAAGTTATAGATATGAAGAAACTATCTGCTTGGTTCAAGTATCAATTCAAAGATGTTACTAATGGAGTAATGAATACTATATGGCTTGCGGAAGACTTCAGCGACCCAATAGCTATTATGATGATTGCTCAAGAGAACGAACCACTAGATGATGATATACTAAGAAGAATTATGCTTGAAACAAGAATAGTTCCTATCAATGAAGCTAATATGAAGAGAGCTGAAGAGCTATCTAAAGAAGAACGTGTCAGTGGTAACATAGGAGTAATAGATACCTTCAAAATTAGTAAAATAGACCAATTATTATAAGCTATTTTTAGCTATATATTATAAAGTATATAAATAATATATGGAGGTATTTAACATGATTAGAACATTAAATAACATTTTACTAGGATTGCTAGCAGTGATTCTAATAATAGGAATATTTGTTATAGTTAGAGGAGCTGATAATATGTCAACTCCTTTAAGAGCTTTTATAATGGGGATACTAGCAATGGTATTCCTAGCAAACATAATAGTAACTTGGTTGAAAAGCCAAGTTATGAAAAAGAGAAGAGAGAAGAGATAATTCTCTCTTTCTTTTTTTTTACCGCATCGCTTGACAATCTTGCTGTTGATAAACAATTAAAGGAGGAATTAATTATGGCTTGGAAAAAAGTTATTCTGAGTACTACAGCAGACCAAATCATATTTACACAAAATACGTCTGCTATTAAGAATTCCATTGTAAGATTAGCCTTTACTACTGAAGATAGAGAACCTACTAATACAGCAGGTATATTTGTACTAAGTGGTCCTAATACTTGGAATGGTAGAGTTAAGCAAGGTTCTTATTTATGGTATGAAGAACAGGGCGGAGGTATATTTACATATACTACATATGATATAGAACCTCTAAGGAACTATAACATAGAACCAGTGCATAAAGATATAGTTAGTAATAATGATGTATTAACTATACCTGAGGGTGCATATTTTGTAATTCAAAATAAATCAGATGATAATATCTTTTTTAGTATAGTAGGAGAGGGAACATTTACACTTACAAAGTGGCAAATGCTTTCGTTTACATTTACTAGAGAAACACAAATTAGAATTAAAGGAACTGGAAAAGATATATCATATTTCTATGGAGAAGCTCCATCTTTAACACAATTAAGTAAAGCTACTAAAGATATGCTTGAAGAAGTAAAGGCATCTGTAGATTTACTTAATGCGAATGCTGCTACTAGAGCAGAAGTTAGAGAATTAGGTAAAAAAATATATTATGACAGATATAGTCCAGATGTGTCTACAACTATAAACACTATAGACCCTACTGTCATATTAGAAGTACCTATGCCTTTATTGGAAACAGATGAAGATTTCGATAGTGAAGTTCTTAAAGATGGTGAAATGCTTGATTTCATATTAGGTATTACATACAAGAATGAAAATGGAACTGATACAGAATCAGCTATAAACTTTTCTGCAAAGATAAGTAAAACAGCAAATACTATTCCTATTACAGATTTAGATATATATGACACTGTATTAGGAATGATATTAGATGAAATTAAATTAGATTGGAATGAAGATAACGGTACTTTAAAAGCAATAGTATATTTCAATAACTGGATACATACTGATACTAATAAGTACGTTAATATAAAAGATTTATTTAAAGCTCCACTTACAGTAACTCTTAGAATAAAAAGTGAGCAAGCTGTGTGGAAAGAGTCTGCTAAAACATTTGCTACTAAACATATAAATAAGCTTATACATACAAATGCTAGATTCAATAAGAGAGTACATTTCTCTACAACTACATCTTATAATTCATTATTTGATAATATAAATGGAGTTTCTTATAATGAAGTTGCTAATACTGTATATAAAGTAAAAGATAATATTGTAGTAGAGAAACTTGCATCTGGTAGTAATACTGTATATAATGTACATGACCCTGCAAATAAAATACAGGTTAAATATTATACAGGAAGCTCTCCAGCTGTAGAAGTTTATATGGACGGTTTTACTATACCAGATGGACAAAAGCTTACAAGTATAGTAATAGAAAACCTTACAAATACAGATGCTAGTATAAATCTTAATATGGACTTCTTAGAAAAGAATAAGAGCGATAGAGCTATAAATAAGATTGCAAATCCTAATGTATGGAATGTATCTTTATACGAACCATTATTAGGTCAAAATCCATATACTCATTTATTTGAAAGACTTAAGAGCACGATGGACTTAGGTATAATTAAGATAATAACAAGAAAGGGGGATTAATAAATGGCTAATCCGTTTCAAGAACACGGTGGATTAATAATGTCAGAAGAGCAAGTGAAAGCATTTGCTAGGGAGATTTTATTTCATTTTTTAGTTAATAAAGACCCATCAGTTTCAGATGCTTCTATAACTGCTTCTATAGATAAATTAGAATCAGATATGCAAGAAGTTATAGAAAAAACAAAGATAGAAAAGAACTTCACATGGCATAATCCATTTTATATTAAAGTGCCTAAAAACACTACATATCCTGTAACTATAGATATAGATGGTATAGATATTACAGGAAGAGCTATATCTATTGGTATGAAAGTTCCTATTTCTTTTTTTACTAATGTAGATAATACTCCACATATTTTATATGCAAATGGTTACGCTATTAAAATAGTTAAGAAATTAAAATATGATGCAGATATAACATCATCTACAGTTAATAATATATTCATGCTTGAAATACCTGAAGTAGAATCTGGTACTATAAGTGTTAAATGTATTAATAGTGAAGTTAGAGAATATAATGTAGCAGACGATATACCAGCTGTTACTCTTGCTCAACACGCTAATAAAGAGCTTAGAATAGCTCCTGATACACATATACCAGAATTAGCAGACGTAGATAGAATACTTCGTACACGTAGTGATGTTCAGTATATAGATTTCATTACTTCAAGTATGATGGTAAAACAAGAGTTAGCAGGAAATCTAGACCCTAAGACAGCATACTTTACAAGAGAAGATGATAATACAGATAACTTAACATTTACATATGATAATATAACTGAAGCTAAAAGAGAGCTAGCGGAAGTATATAAAAGAATTCCTCATTTATGGAGATATATTACAGTTAAGTTTGATGATAATATTACAAATATAGATGGACTATTTGAAAATACAGATTATCCTGAGACTGTAAAATCTATAGAGGGAGCTAATATAACTTCTGCTAATAACTTATATCGTAATAGTGGAATAGGAAGTATATCTCCTAGTTTACTTAGTGGAATGCCATTATTATCGTCTATAACGCACGCATTTGCTGGAACTCATGTTACATCTGTACCACACGCAAATGATTTACTTCCAGCTACTGTAACAAATGCTACAGGATTATTTGCAGATTCAAGTCTTAAGAAAGACCCTGAATACTGGAAACATACTACTGCTGACTTAACTGGATATGTAAGTAAAACGTTAGATGACCCTATAGCTCCAAATCCATATCAAGGATATAATACAAATAGAGCATATCCAAGTACATTTGATAGTAAGAACTTGGTATTTAAGAATGTAGCTCAATTTAAAGCTTATTATCCAAGTAGAATAAGAGCATATAATAGTACAGAAACATTAGACCCTACAGATATGTCTGCTTTTACTATTACTATAGAAGATGGAAATTTAGACGGAATGTTTGAAAATACAAATATAGTAAAACTTCCTAAGATGATAGTAGCTCCTAAAGCAACTTCTGCTAAAGCATTTGCTAAGAATGTTACTACATTAATTAATACAGATGCTATAGAAAATATATTTACAGCTTGTCCTAAGTTATCAAATGTAACAGAAGCTTTCTCTGGATGTACAGGACTTACAAAAGGATTTGAGTTCATCGGAGCTACAGATACTGTATCTAACTACAGTAGAGTATTCTTTGGATGTACTAATATAAATAAAGATACTATCCCATGTCCATGGAGATGGAACGGACTAGATGGATATCCAGACGATATAGTAGGAACAGACGGACTTAAGGGAATTCCTAATTTACCAAATTGGGTTCCAAAATCATGGGGAGGTCCTGGAACAGAACAAGATACTCAAGCTCATACTGGAGCTAGGTCTGCTGTACCATTGATATCTGCTGCTTATATAGGAGATACTATGTTTAGTGCTACATTCCCTAACTTAAGAGCTGGGGACTTAATAGAAATAGCTATGGTAGACCCTGATGCTAGATTTACTGTTAAGGGAGATATAAAACGTATCTATGCTACTGTAGGAAACGCTTCTGCAATGCACTTTGGTATAAGTGATATAACAGAAGATAAACATGCTAAATTACTTAATACTGACTGTATAAGAATAAGAGTAAGAGAAATGAGACGTACTCCAGATAAGTTATGGAGTGAATACATTTATCAAACTCCTGCTGTCAGATTAGTTCCAGTTACACCTACTACTTCTAATCTAGAAACAGTAGGATTTATTACAGATGGGGAGGTCTAAATGAAAAAGAATATAATCATGCTTAAATCTCCAAGTTCTATTACTAATACTTCTGCAATAGTAAGAGTACATAGTTATAAAGATGGAAAGTTTTATCCTACATATGGATGGACTATTCCTAACTTGAGTACTAATGCAAATAATATAATAGAAATAAACTTAGACCCAGATAATGTATTACAATCTATGAGAGGTTTACAAGACACCCTTCCATTTGGGTGTACTATATCTATAGAATGTCCAGTAGGTTCAGAACCTATGTGGATATCAGATATGTATGCCACTAATATAGCCGATACAAATGCTATAATAGATGGAAGTAATCTTGATGTATCTAAGAGTGAAATCAGAGATATAAAGACAGATGGTAATATAGTATCAGCTACATTCACAGGTCTTAAACAAGGAGAATTTGAGCTATATGAAATAGAGAATGGAGATACTTTAGAAAACGCAGTTATAAAACAGTACTACAGTGCGAACATATCAGCTAATAGCACAAGTATTCAAGCTACGCTTCCTAATCAAATAGGAGATGATAATAAAGTACTTGCAAGATGGCGTACAGCTGGAGAACAGTATTACAGTAAATATACTGGAGGAAGACAATCTCAGTCTCTTAAAGCTGTAGTGATAGATAGACATGAACTTATAAATGGAAACTTAATAATATACATATATGATAGAGATACTCTTGCGGCATTTAATGAAAGTGCATTAGTACTTACATTCAGTAAAGGTGGAACAGAATATCTAATTAGAGGAACTATAAACGTATTACCAAATAGAACAGCAGTTCTTATAAGTGGTACAGATTTAGATAAGATTATAGCATTAGGAGGAATAGTTACAGTTAAAGCTTCTGTAGTAGGAGCAGTAGTAACTTCTAATACATATAATCTTGATATAGATACTTTAGTTCCTACAACTCCAGGAGGAGGAACATCTCCTACACCAGGAGGAAGTCCAAGTGGAACTAAGTATTTAGTTCTTAATAAAGATAAAGTGGCAGTAAATCCAGAAACGAATATGATATACTTGAGCTTTGATGTATCAAATGATACTGAAGTTGAAATGCTTAATATTAAGTCTATATCAGGAGGAATTACAGCAAGATTCTCAGATGTTACTCTTACTGCAAGACAGCTTAGTATTAGACCATCGTTTGGATTTTGGATGCCATTTACTGGAGATGCTAATGATATCTGGAGTAAGACTATCACATATGAATACAGAATTAAAGGCTTCTTAAATAAAGAAGAAACAGTTACACTTTCTCCAGAACTTCCATACTTTGAATTAGAATTTAAAGTTAAAGAACATAAACTATATGGAGAAGTTAAATATAATGTTCAACGTGGAGAAAACCAAAGATTTAATATCAAAGGAATTACTCTAATGAAGAATACAGAAAAACTATATGAAATACCAGGAGTTCATACTCCAAATGAAGAAAACATAATTAAGCTAGATGTTAGTGCAGCCACTAATAACTTAAGAGAAACTACTAAGATTACATATGAATACACATATGCTGGAAAACCTTATAGTACTACTGTTACTTGGGCTGATACTGCACATGTTTTAGCAACACTATAAAAATATAAGGAGGAGATTAACATGAGTGCAGCTCGTGACATAGATGAGATAAATCAACGTATGTTTGAAGGAAAGATGCGTTTTGACGTAGATGCGTTTAACGATAAGAATGACATGAATATATTTATGAATGAAATTCTTAACGGTGGATGGTATGGAACACAAGAACTTCTAGACCAAATAGTATTACCCCCAGATATGATGCCTGGGGACGTTCCATCTTTAGAAACATTATTAGATGGGATAGATACTGTATTAGAAACAGTAATGGCAATGATACTAGATGGAGAGTTTCCAATGTTCCAAGTGTATCATAACTCAATAAAAACGGATTATTATGAAGAGATATTTTTACGTGATTTAGACAGACTTACATATATGGTAATGGTAGTATTAAATCCTAGAAAATTATCTCCACTTACTTATTATATGAACCCACAATTTATTCATAACTTCTTAAAACATAAAGTAGTAAAACCAGGTATATGGAAATATATAGAAAAATCTAGAGGAGAAATAAATAGAAAGACTAATCTAGATAAGGAAATGGAAGATACTGCAAGACTTAAAACAGTCATAACAGGATTTACTACATCTCTTCTTATTACACATAAGTTTGAAGAAGTGGATAAATATATGGAAGAATACAGAACGATAGATGTACCAAATAGAGATTTTATAGTAGACGACATAATAGAAAGAGGAGATTACTTTATTCCAGATTTCTTAAAAGATGCTCTTAAATATAAAGAGGGAGAAGACCCAGTTCTTATAATAAAGAACGACCCTAGATTTAATAACTTCTACGATAGATATTTAGTTACTCATACAGAAGAAGCCTTTATTCAACTTTGTATGGAATTTACTAAACCAGAACGTTATAATCGTACTAGAGAACGTATAATAAATCTATATAGAAGTAGAAAAGAAGCTATGAAGTTCTTAGCTGCTCCTGAAATAGACGGAATGTCTTATCAAGAAATATACACTGTAGAACGTATTATAGAAAGAAAAGAGCCAGAAGAGGGAGATGATTATTACATCGACCATAATTATAAAATCCAAAACATCAAATATATCGTAGATAATGAATGTACAGCTAAAGAAAAAGTTACTGTTGATAATGACCTTATAACTATAAGCGGACCTGGAGACTATAAAGAAACGTATAATTACAATGATAAGAATATGATACAAGATTATAATAATCCGTATTATATTATGTTTGGAAAAGAAGATGGACGTAGACTTATAGAACATATCAATTCTAGTACTAGAAGTCCTCTGTATAAAGTAGGATTTACTACAGATGAAGTCAATCATTATAAATGGAATGACCCAGAGAAACTTAAAGTACCAGACAGTACGGAAGCTATTAGTAGAATAGCAAATGCATATATGAGTAGAGTTATATCCAAATACGGAGTTAAAGATGCCGATATTAAATTCTTAAGAGAAACTCCACTGGGACTTGGAGAACATAGGTATCTTAAGTATTTAAAATTGAGTGATTTATTATCCGATAAGCCGTATATAGAAGATAATAGTGATTATTGGGTATGTTTAAAACTTATAGAGTTAGACCAGCTTAGAACGTTTATAGATGCAAAAATCAAGAAATATAATGAAGCATCTACGTATAGACAGCAAGTTAATAGTATGCTTGGAGAAATGTATCCTAAAGCTCCAGACATACCTAATTACTTTAAACAGCACGAAGTGTTATGGGATACAGCAGAAATAAATCCTCCTCCAGCAACATCATATCCGCCAAGAGAAAAGTATAATAATAATACACTTGCAGATGATGATGCAGAAGATGCAGCAGTGCAGGCTCAGATAGAAGAACAGTTACGACTTCTTGAAGAAGCGGCCACTAAAGAAGCATCGAAAATGAAGCTTTTAGATATACCAAAGATAACAAATGCTAGATTATAAGGAGGTAAAATATGTATGGAACTATAATGAATTATGGGGCATATATAAGTAGAAAAGGTCTTCCTTTTATAAACTCTGCTGATAAGAATAGTCCTACGGGATTATTTTCAAAAGATATATTTGGAGTAACGGACGAAGATAGAGAAACAAAAGCAGCTTTGATAAACTTACACTGCTATGTAATGCGTCCGTTATTCGTAGCAATATTCAGGACCGTTCAACGTTCAATAGCAAACTGTGCTACTTCCAATAGTAATGGAGGAGACTTCTATATAAGAAAAGGAGCGTTTGGACCGTGTGATGAGAAATATATGCCAGAGCCAGGGGATATAGTAGGAGGAGGACCAAGATTTCTGTATGAGAATTGGGAAAAGATAGATACGCGTTCTTGGGAACAAGAGTTCGGTAAATATGCAAATAAAGAAATGAAATCTTCTATAAGCAAGTTTACAAAAGAACAAATGTTTAAACACCATCAATATGTGTTACCAATAGCATATAGATCGGAAGAGGAAGATAGTAAAATATTAGTAAACGATATTAATATATTATTATCAGATATAATACGTTATAGTAATGTATTAGCATCAATAGGAAATAAACAGTCTATGGGGATAGATGTAAAAACAAGAGATATAGAATGTCTAGTTCAAAGAGCTTGTAATGAATATTACAACTTTATGAAAGGTAGACACGTAGGACCAAAAGGAACAGGACGTAAGCAAATACTGAGCCGTTCTGTAGATAATAGCTCTCTTATAGTAATGCTCCCACACGTGTGGACAAATAAGAAGCTTGGAAAAGGATTACAAAAGTATACAGATATAGGAATTCCTATTCATCTGTTGTGTAAAATGTTTAAAGATACAGTAATTAAGTTTAGCAAAAACTTTATAGATTATCTATACGATAGAAATGCATTCCCACCTGATACGCAACAAGATTTACTTGCATATTATGATGTGGAATTTTTATCAGATGCTATAGATAAATTAGAAGACCCATTCTTCCGTGTATCAGATTTTCCTGCTATATGTAAGAATGGAACAGAGTTCGCTTCTATAGAATTAGAGTTTATAGTAGATAACAAAGGAACTCCTAGTCCACTTAAGAAAACTCTTTCTTGGCTAGAATTCTTCTATATAACTTGTACTGTATTTGCAGATTTAAAACACAATCGTGGTATTGCTACTACACGTTACCCTGTAGATAGCCAATTATCACAGCAATATATATTCCCAGTTGCACTAACACTTACTCCATATTTACTTAAATCAGTAAAAGTATTAGACTTTACATACGATGGAGTATTCCCGTTAGTAGATGATTGGGTAAAGAATCATTACAATGAAAAAATATTTGAGCAAGGAAGTCGTGTGTATGCAGGACTAGCTGTAGGCTTTAATGGTACATCGTTAGTAAGACGTGGCGATTACATCCCAATAACAACTATAGATGTTAGATGGATGAAATCGAAGTTGCCCTTCATTAGAGCGATCTAATGTCGAAAGTACGTTAATTGCAGGGAACTCTCTCGTAGACAATCTGCAGCGAAAGAATCGGTTTATTCCTCTAATAATAAATTATTATGGAGGTAAATGTATGTTTGAAAATTTAAATTGGATACCTGTATATGTAAAAATTGGCGTTAAATGGAGAAATGAATATTACAGATGTGGGGATTTAGTCAAAATAGACTTAATCTATAACACAGATAAGAGTAGGCATTACACTGCTTATATAGATTACGCTGACTTTGACGTAGTTAAGGAGTATAGCTTATCACCAAGACACGATAAGAGAAAGCCTGATTACATGGTATACGTTAGTATATCTCCTAGAGTCGAAGGTACTGGATTATTACACAGATTATTAATGAAACCGCCTAGAAATATGGTTATAGACCATATTAATAGAAATCCATTAGATAATCGTAGAATTAATCTTAGAATTTGTACCATAGATGAAAATAATAGGAATTTATCTTTAAGAAAGAATAATTCATCTGGAACTATGGGAGTGTATTATAAACCAGATAAAAAGAATAAACCATGGGTAGCTCAAAAGTATTATAGAGGAGCTTGGCTTCCAATAAAGTTATTCAAAACAAAAGAAGAAGCTATTGCTCATAGAAAGTATTTAGATGAAACATATAAATAAACCGAGGAGACGTTCGACGGTCAAAGGCTGAAATGCTTTGTAGAATCCAAGCGGAAAGAAATGCGTACCATCTCATTGAGATGTTGAAATGACCTGAACATGTATTACGGACCACGTTAAATATCTCCACACGTAATACGCTTTGTAGACACGTATCTACATCGTGAGTAGCGATACTCAGACTGAAAGCTGAAACGCTTTGGCTATAGATTAGCGACCTATAGTTTAACAACACCTATCGAAAGATATTTGGACCATGATTAATAATATAGTCCTCTACTAGGGAAACTTAGTGGATGTAATCTAGTGAATTGCTGGGAAGTCCTAAAGCTTTATCGCCTATATGGAGACGAAAGTCAGAAACAAGGATAAAGATGTCATATGATGCAATAAAAGCCCTAGGTTGGGTTCTAAGTGACGACTCAATGGACAATCAGCAGGTAAGCCTCTAATGAGGAAACCTCAACGACTATTAGTACATTCAAGCGAATGGAAGTGCTAGACACCTAAGGTAATCAAGATTACTATGGTGAAGATATAGTCTGTACTATATAGAAATATATAGCAGTATGGTTATACATACGGGATTGAAAGTAGCGAATCAATCTGAACATCATAGGGAGACAAAATTTCAAATAAACCGCTAAATAGTAAAGAGGCTGTAGAAGACGTACATAAGGCTCAAAACTCTTTACTTAATGCATACGACTACGACGGAAACTTCAGAAGAGCTACAGGAAAAGATGGTACTCAAACGTATTATAGTCTTAGTAGAGATGCTAAGCACAATGAAAAACCAAAGAAAATACGTAGCGACCATCCATTTGTGAAAGCTATTATGGACTGTAAAGAAGGAGATTTAGATATAGATTTAATATATCAACATCTGTCTTCATACGACCCTGATGAAGAACCTGAAATGGCAGTATATGATACTGTCACTATAAAGAGATTTAATAAAGAAATAAAGACTACGATTGGTAGACTTATAATAAATAAAATAGTATTCTGGCCATTCTGGAATAATAAATCATTTCCATATCACGAAGCTGTATTTACAAAGAAGTATATGGATGAAATATTCATGGAGCTTGCTCAGTTAGTAATGACTAAGGAAGCTACTATGAGAGATGTAAACCATACTATAGATATGTTTACAGAATTCGGACTAAGACTTTCCACTGTATTCAATAGTAGTATAACTGTTCATATGATGACGCCTGGTGATGAATACAAGAAAATGAGAGATAGTATAATGAAACCAGCTTTCCAAGAATATAGAAAAACTCATGATATGGGTATAATAGAAAAGGCTGAAAAGCAAGTATTGGATAATGCTAAGAAGATGTTCTCTGAGGACGATATGATGGAGTTATATGAATCTGGAGCTGCTGCTGAGATGAATAACGACTGGAAGACTATGAATGTAAGTATGGGAAGTTTGCCTAACTTGGATGGTACTGCTGAAGTTATCGTTGAAGATGCTTTGGCAGATGGAATATCATTGGACTATACTGCAGAACTTACTAATACTGCTCAAAAAGGAGCTATAGATAGAGGAGGTAAGACTGCCTTAGCTGGAGTATTATATAAGCAATTAGTAAACGGATTCTCAAATGTGTTTGGAATTCGTGGAGATTGTGGTAGTACAAAAGGTATAGTTATGGAAACAGATAATAAATGGGATATAATGAATAGATATGCTATTGTAGGTAATAAATCTGTAAAGATTACTATGAAGAATGTCGATAAGTTCTTAAACAAGAAATTCATTATGAGAAGTCCTATGCACTGTAAAATGAAAGATACGAATGTATGTAGCTGTTGTGCTGGAGATAAGCCATTTGACATATTAGGAAAAGACCAAATCCCAATAGGATTATATGTAGGAGAAATTGCTACTGGTATACTTAATATGTTTATGAAATCTACACATGATTTACATATCACACAATTCGTAATAAAGGATTTAAATAACTACGTATATCCTAAAGGAAAGAAGAAGTTATTTGAAATAAAAGAAGACCCAATAGACCATAATGTAAAGATATACTGTTTGGAAGATATTACTTGGAGAATTCCATTATCTTCTATAGATGCTGAATACAACTATTACAATGTATTGGCATATGGAAGTATACTTACAGCTGGAAATGAAGAATATACTCTTACTTTAGGAACAGAAGTAAAATCTACTCCTAAAGAAATCATAAGACCTAATGTAGAAGAAGATAGAGAATTAGAAGCTCACTTAATATTTAAATATAATAAAGGAGACGTATTCTTGATTCAAACTAACTCATATCAAAGAGAAATGACTACTGCTAAGATATTCCAATTATACATGGGAGGAAATGTAAGTAATTTAATTCCTATGGATTTACACTTAATAACTATCTTTAATGCGATGAAAGCAAATAAGAAAGTTAAAGCAGCTCATATTTCTTATGAGTTATTACTTGCTACTATTATTAGAGACCCTAATGATTTGAGTAAGACAGCAAGAGAAACAGGTAGCGATAAATATAAATTTATATCTGTTTATGAAGTAGGAGCTACTGGAGGAATGTTTAATGGACTATTCTCCAATGATGCAAATAAAGCTCTTATAATAAACTTAGCTAAATCTGAAAAAGAACAAGCTAAGAAAATAAGTCCATTAGAAAAAGCTTTAAGAATGTAAAGGAGGAATGAATAAATGGCGATAGTAGAAATAACAGCAAATGGACAACCAGTAGCTATTAATACTGTGTTGATAGAACATATAGAGGGAACAGCTACTAAAACATTCACTGTTAAGAAAGGTGAAATGTATAGTGATGGATGTACAGGACATCCAAAGATAGCTGGAGCTGACACTTCGTATACTATTATAGATTGGACTAAAGACGTGAAGTTAGTAATGCTCAATGGAACGACCTATACGGTAAAACCAGACCAGCTACAAATATTGATATCTCAAGGAGAACTTGGATTAAGAAAGTCAAACCCAATAGCATATTAAGGAGGAAATTATGTCTAAGGTTTTAGATAGTAGATTACAACAAATTACAAGATTAATGGAAGGTACTATCTGTAAACAGGTTAAGTTAGCTGAGGCCTATGAATTTGAGATGGACCAAAAAGCACAATTTAATAGATATAGAGCTGCTATTGAAGAATATGACACTCTATCTGATTATAACTGGCTTATAGATGATGAATTATTTGAAGCTATAAACCGTAGTGTGGACCCATCTGATGCTATAGACAAAGAAACTTGGGATAAATTTTATGCTAAAAATGGTGCTGTATTAAAATCTAAGCTTAAAGATTTAGATATATATGATTCTGTAATGGACTTCCTAAGAAGTAATGTTATAATAGAGAAATATGTAGAATATAATCCTTATTATAGAATGCTTCTTGGGAAGCCTCCTATAAACACTGACGAATCAGAATATATATGGATAGAAAGAACCGTGATAACTCACGGAATAGCTTCTACTGAAAAAGTTCCTATACATAATTTGCCTAAATCTGAGATATTTAAATTAAAGCGTAATGGGAAACTAGATACGCTTATAGCTGAAAATCCAGATAAAGAATACTTGCAATATTTAGATAAAGATATAAATTTAATAGAAGCAAGGCAGGCACAAGAATTTGAAATATTATACACTCCAAATAAAAGAGAGTTTAATGTATATAGAGAAATGTTTAATAATGAACGTAAAGTATATCTAAAGACTTATGGTTCTTCTTATATGAGAGATAGTAGCGATTATGACTCTGCTTTAGAACTTACTGTTATAAAGCTTCGTGCTGTTTGCATGTTCTTCATATTTACGTATAGTAATGTATTGAATAAAACAAGCTTTACGAAAGAAGAGTCTGAAGACAAGTTTAAAGAGCTTGGGCTTAACTTCCCATCTAGAATGCCAGATAGTTATAGAGATAGCTTGACGTTCGTATTAAACTATATATCTACGTATAAAGGAACAAACTACGCTTTAGTATTCATAGCTAAGAAGATATTCAGTGGACTTAGATTATACAAGTATTGGATAAGAAAAAGACCAAGAAACTTAGATGTTACAAATATAAATTATCCTGTGGGAGCAGATGGAGCTTTAATTCCTCCTGGAATTGAGTATAATGACGCAAGAGTATACGATAAAGAGAAACTTAAGAAAGCAAATCCAGGACATATTTCCGTAGCAGGTAATAAGCTAGATGTGTTTAAAACTACTCCTGAAAGTCTGTATCAAGTAGACTTTGTATTAAAGCCTATCAATAGTACCAATATTATGGACTTTGATAACCAAGAGGGGGGAGTAGGAAATACTACATCGGAAGCAAATAGATTAGATGACGAATGGGCTGATATTAACCATGCGAAGTCTATTAAATATATACTACCTGAATATGAAGATTATAGTAAGGGTAGAACTAAAGAAGTAATATTATCATATGATGAAGTAGTACAAATGGACCCTAGATGGGAAAATAGTGCTGAAATGAAGCATTCTGTATTTAGTGAAGACTTTGCTTATGTTGAAAGTAAGTATCTAGGAATAGATAATATCCTTAAGATAAGCGATTTTACAATAGGTATAGGAGTAGTTCATAGATATATACTTAAATATAAAGATATGCTTAAAACTAAGCTAGTAAATTATCGTAGTAGTGGTGCTGCACATTCGTTTTATGCAATGTGGATATACTTTATGACTATGGTAAACTATAATACTACTCATAATATAAATGCTCCAATAGCTGATGCTGTAGGCTGGGTAGATAAAGTATTAGATTTCAATACAATATTAACGCATCCTACAATAAGATTCTATTGGCTTAACGAATTTGCACAAACAGGAATAGATATCACACTAGAAGAATTTCCAGACCCTGTAAATAATAATGATGACTTTATTAAAATGCTACAAAAGATAGAAAGAAGTATAGGATTAGCAAAGTTCTTAGATGCTGTATTACTACAAGCAAGAAATCATAAAGAAGTAGATATGATTTTAGAAGTATACAATTATGTAAGAATAGCTAAGAAACAACCAGATAAGTTTGATTCTACTGGTAGCGATAATAAGTCATGGTATGATTATTTAACAGAAACAGACCCAGCTCTTGCATATCATTTCGATAAAATAATGATACATGATAGTGTAGAAGAGCTTAACATGGAATTTGACAACTTAACTACTGCTATTGAGAATGTAATCAAAGCTGAAGAGAATGCTGTCAATGGTTCGTTCCCAGATATCACAGAAGTTATATTCAGTGCTTCTATGTTATACGGAGGAATAGGGCAATATCTACAATATATATTAAGATTATTTAAAGCTTGGAGAGTAGAGTTCCTAGGAGATGGAGGAGTTATAATACTTATGGGAGATGGAGATGATTATCTTCTTATGATAGACCAGATAAAACCTATATCTGATATAAGTTTCAGAACTCCTAGATGGAATTATACTCAATATCATTGGGTAGAGCCTGATGTAAAAGTTAATAATACTTTATGTGATAATTTAACTGTAGATGATGAGCTGTATTTAATTACTAGATATGGAGATATTAAAATAAGTTAAAGGAGATATTATGTTTAATAAATTAAAAGAATATTTAAAAAAGATATTTTTTAACATAGAAGATGATTTCAAATTATGGGACGGACGTTTATATAAATTGGAACAAATGCCAAATGGAGAGTTTAAAGAAGTAGAACTAGGAAAGAATAAAGTTTTACTTAGTGGACTTCAAGCAACTTGCAAACATCTATTTAATAAAGAATTTAAAATAGAAATGAATCCATTTGAACGTAATTTATATAATGAAGCTGAAGTAGTAAACGACTTATCAGAAGTTACTACTACCCCTGGAAGTATTCCTTTTATAAAAGGATATAACGTTCTATATGATGGAAGTGTTGGAACAGATGTAGTTCCGTACGATAAACATAAGAAAGGGTATACATTTGACCAAATGGTTCCTTTCAGATGTATCAATATAGAACTTGCTAAAAATATGATGGGTGCTCTTATGAGTAAATATGCTCATTATAGAATTAAAACATATCATCTATCTAATGGTCAAGATGTTCAATATGTAGAATTCTTTACTAAAAAGATAGATATAAACTACACTGTAACTACAGCAGATGGATTAGAAGTTTCTGTAAATGAACCAGATGAAAACTTAGTAACAGATAAAGATATAAGATGTCTTGCATCTTTTACTATTAATATAGAAGAAGAAGAACTTTCTGAATGGTTTAATCTTAATAACAAAGGTAAATCAGAAGCTTCTGGGTATAACGCTGTAGCTACTATGTGGGGTATAGATGCAACTATGAGTAAATTTGGTACTACATTTAATACTATAAGCAACTGCTATGTATTCAGTAGAGTAAACCACGCATTCGTACCACACGGTGTAGACGGAACTATTACTTGTATATACAAAATGAGATTAATATAGGGAGGAATTAGATGGCAACACCAAGTACAGATTGGTCAACTATAATAGCTGACATAATAAAAGATAACGGCAAAGCTTGGGAAGCTGAATTCCTAAAGATAAATAAAACTGCCGACGAACGAATGAGAGCTTTAGATGCATTAAAAGAGGAGGCGGATATAGAGTGGAAAAGACTTTTATCCACTCCTATACAAAATGCTTATAAAATAGATGTAGATTCTAAAGCATTATACAATGATTATAAACACTGGCAAAGTTCATTAGACCCTTTACCAGAACACGGAATACTTACAGATGGAGATAGATATTATATAGATGCTAATGGGAAAATACATTGGAATACACGTTATTTAAATACAGATGAATATAGACACAATAGAAATCAATACGTGTCTGATGAGTATTTACCAGGTAAGGATTTCTTTACCACTAGATGGAGTAGTACTCCTACAGAAGTATTAATAAAACAGCTTAAGTCTGGATTACTTGCTGGATTATTTAAAAAAGGTAAAGAAAACAGTGTAAATCAAACTATATCTGAATGGAGTGGATGGCTTAATGGACTAGCTAAAGCTGAAAGACAGGCTTGGAAAGCTGGACTTAAAACAAATGCTGAAGATAGTAAGCGTAGAGCTTTAGCAGCCATAACTAGTATAATAAATCCAGCTTCAGCACAAAATGCATATAAAGATGCAGTACAAGGAATAAGACAAGATATAGCTGATGGACTTGGAAGAATGAGAGAACAGTTTATGACTGATATATATGGATTTGGAAACGATATGATAGACAGATTTCAAGAATTAGGTTCTAAATTCATAAATGGATATAGAGCAAAGGCATATGACTACAGCGTACAATTAGGAAGAGCAGCCGTCGGATATATGGCACAACGTTTTGGAGGTGTTGCTTCTAAGTTTGCAGGAGTAGTTCCAGATGCAGTTGCTAGAGTATTAGGTCCTAGTGGAAAGATACTTGGGGATACTCTTAATAAAGTTGCTGGTAGATTAGGTCTTAATAAATGGCTTGGAGATGTTAAAGGGGGAAGTGAAGTTCCTGATATAGCACTTGGAGGAGTTTATAACCTAGCTACAAAGCATGCTTCTATGGTAACTAACATAGTAAATAACGAAGACGTTGTGGGAAAGAGACTTACTCCAGAAATTCAACAAGAATGGGAAACACAACAGTTATTAGAAACTGGAGAAAAGTTTAGATATAGATTGGCTGTAATGCTAGAAGACTATGGTTATGTAAATACTATATTACGTAGTATAAACTATACTAGAAGTTATCATTTTATTAATAGACCTGTATTAGAAAGTGAGACTAATGCGTATTATAGAAGTTATGTATTCTTTACTAGACCTAATCTTAATCTAATAATAGATGATGTATTAAATCCTGCATTAGATCAATATCCAGAGCTTAAAGCTATCGTCCTTACAGACCCAGGATTATATTCTGAATTATGTAGAGATGGAGCTTATAAAAGTAATCTATTTAAATTATTAAATAATTATGTAAAAGACGTAACACCTCCTAGACTTCCAGAATCTTCTAGAGAGGGAGTTATGAATATGCATGGTAAATCTATGCCTACTCCTGGTGTTCCAGAAATATATGGTGAAAATGAAATTACTGTAACATTTATGGATAATAACAGAGGAGATATATATAAACTTATGTATATGCTTTCTATGTATAAGGAATTTACTGCTAAGCAAGGATTCCCAATGAGAGATGAGTATATAAAGTTTAAAGGACTAGATTATCTTATGAGTATTTATACAGTAGTAGTAGACCTTAACTGGAATGTAATTAACTTTGCAGTAGGTTATAGCTTAATTCCCCCAGAACCTCCTACTCACTTGAGTGGATTTAAACTAGAGGGACAAACTAAAAATGAACTTATGGAAGACTTTAGTATGACTTTTAAGTGTACTACATTTATTCCATTTGCTCCAGACCAATACGATACTTTCAATTTACTATCTGGATTTAACTTCAGCAATATGGTAGATATGAAAGGAGCGGATGGTATTTCGTTATTAGCTACTGGTAAAGATAATAAGACTATATTCTCTGAAGGTCCATCTCAAAGAAAACCATTACTTAGAGCTTCATTTAAACCTAGACAAGGAGACGACCCAGGTGATGAACCAGTACTACCATTCAAAGGACTATTTGAAATGATGGCTATATCTCCAGGTTTTTATAGAATGAGTCAAAAGGTAGATAAAGATAACTTAATAGATACAAGATTGAATATAAAGCTAGGCTTTAGTTCTTAGGAGGAATATATGAGTGAAGAATTAAATCAAATAGGCTCAGCAGATAATAACGACCTATTGTATAAGCGTATAGCTTTAGCTGGTAGAGCGTATGCCAATGTAAATACATTTCATACTTTTGATAATGTATTTGGACACGTTGTATTCCATTTAGAACAATGGGTAAAACGTCATACAGATATAGTCTCTTTAGAAACAGAGATTATAAATAAGCTACCGGAAGCTCAACGTACTAAAGATAGCTATAAGAAACTTCTTTCAAGGTCTATATTTCCACGTATAGTAGCTGGATATAATATAGACCCATCTCATGAAAAGTTTGTAGATTATGCCACTATGGATAGATTAGACCGTATTGGAGGGAATCCTACTATAGCTTTAATTGAAGTAAGAAGACAAGGAATAAAAAGAAAACCTGCTGACGCTTGGTATTATATGAAAGATGTGGACTTACTTATATTTGGAAGTCCTAAATTTCAAACTGCTACAATATTCTTCTCTGTACTTGTAAATGAAGAGGCTAAAGCATATGAAGTATCAGAAATGATGAAGTATGCTTTTCCTTTGGAAGTACCTAAGCCTATTTATTATCAAAAGCAAGAAAGAGCAGATATGCTTGAACCTATTTATATTCCTTATACGATAGAAACTATGTTGCCAGACAGTCTTATATTAGATTTAAAAACATTATTTAATATAACCGATAATGGTACCGATGGTGATTTAGCTTTGTTAGAAATACTTAGAGCTCATAGCAAAGAGCAAGTAGATTATATCGTAGATGGAGGAAATAGAGTAAGAGCATTTGTAGTTAAATATCAAGCACCTATAACGATAGTTGCTAAAAGTATAGAAGAAATAAATATAGAAGAAAATAATGTAAAAACTTGTGGAACTAAACTTGAGCTTCTTGTAAATTATCCTAAGTTTATGATGTATGGATTAAGTGCTACATTAGAAAGACTTAACTTAGATAATCCTGCTATCCGTATTAAAGATGACGTAATAGAAGGATTTAAAACATATCAAGAAATTTATCAAGCATATTTCACAGAGTTTACTGACAACAAACTGTCATTATATAATATGGTAGAAGTTGAATATGCTGAGGAAGATGTTCGCGTCGACCCAGATGGAAAAAAGTATACTGTATTAGATATAATAGATACTGTTTCTGAAGATATAAAGATGTCTAGGTATTTAGAATTTCTTTATGATTGCTATGATGAAGAAGCTAGAAAAGATTTAATCTATATAGAATGTAAGCGTAGAAATCTAGAGTTTATGGAATATAATCATGAAAGAATGGACCCTGATTTTAAGTTTACAGATGATACTATTATAGATTTAAGAGGAGATGCTGATAAAGTAGTGTTTATAGCTTTATACTTAAATAAAGAACATTATGTCAGATGGCAAGAAGAAACAGGATATATTAATAGAAGTAATTATAGTAATGTATAGGAGGTAACACAATGGCATCATCACCATTATTTATAAAATTCAAAGATACGTATAGTTTACTTTCATATGCTACAGAAGTAATTGGAATACATGAAGGATTTAGGTCTAAGCGTTATAAAGATACTAAAGGTATATGGACTATAGGATATGGATTTAACTTAGAGAGTGGTACATTTTCTAGAGAGAATGTAGTTAAATGGTCTAAGTTTGGTATATCTATAGAAGAAGCTAATGCTGTTCTTAGAGAGCATATTAAAGTGGTATTAGAGAAATTATTAAGAATGCCTTGGTATGCACAATTATCTAAAGCCAGACAGTTAGCTATATTAGATATGAGTTTTAATATGGGTATTGGATGGATAAACAGATGGAGTAATACTATCGGGTTTATTAAAGCTGGAAATTTCAATTCTGCTGGTAAAGCAATAAGAGCATCTGCATATGCTAAACAAGTAGGAGCTAGAGCTTTAAGAAACGCTATTGCTTTAGAGCAAGATAGATATCCAATAGCTACTGCTACAGCAAGAGAATTAGTTTTAATATCAAATGATCCACATTATAATAAATAAGGAGATATAAATGGACGAAAAGATTAGAGATAGAAGACGTTATCGTTCTGGATTTACTCTAGAAGATAAAAAAGAATTGATGAGTATTGCACTTGCAGACTTAAATAGAAACGGTATTAAACCAGAAGACTTATCTCTATTATCTCCAGTATCTATTACTATACAAGCAATGTCAAACTTTCTAGATAGTATTTCTGTACTTACTGGAAATATAGCAAGAGAAAATAGTTTGATACATGCTCAACGTTATAGTAGTTTAATGAACCAATTAGCTCAGCATGCGAATGAAGTAGCTATTGCAAAACCCTCTAGAATAGATATGTTCGTAAGAGTACCACTTAACGACGTTATGATATACGGTATTAAGACTCAAGCTAATACTTGGGAAATGAGATACACTGACACAAATACAGCCAGAATAGATGGACTTAAGTTTATGCCAGTGGAAAAAGAACATATAATAAAAGTAACTAAGAATATGGATGGTAGTTTAACACCAAGAGTATACTTAGACAGAGGTACTAAAAAAGAAGATGTCTTAGTCCAAATGGTAGAATATCAGGGAGTAAAAATACTTGGATTTAAGGCATCTTTTAAACAAGTAGAAATAGAAGAAAAAGAATATATCTTTTCGGATGACCAATTACAAATGTTTTTGGTAGAAACAAAACAGCCGATATCAGATATATTCTTATATTATAGAGCTAATACTGGAGAAGAATGGAGACCTATAGGAAAGAGACTTTACTTTACTAGAGGAGCAGATGACTATCTAGAATACAGAATAGAAGCACAAAATAAAATACGTATAGACTTTAAGTATGTTCAAGGAGGTTTTAAACCAGCAGTCGGAGGAATGCTTAAAGTAGAAATACATCAAACAGCAGGTAGAGATGTTCGTACAATAGAACAAGCTATACCTGAAACTATAGAAATGAATACTACTCATATTGATTATGAACCAGTTGGAGTAGATTATTATATCAGTGATGGAGCTAAATTAGCAGTTACTGATAGAGAATACTTGCGTAATTTCATTATAAAACTTAAGGGAGCTAGACGTAGAATAGATACTGATAGTGATATGAAGACATTTTTACTTAACTATCCTGGTGAAAGTAAGTTTGAACCTAAACTAGTTTTAAATGACGTTAAACATAGAATATTTAATATATATGCTACACTGTCTTTTAGAAGTGATACAGGAAGTTTAAAACGTACATTTACTGTACCTACTAATACTTGTAACCTTACTATTAAAAGACAGGATTTAGATACTAGAACTATTGATGGAATGACTTATTATTGTATGAGCGATAAGCATGCTGTTAAAAGTACACAAACTAGAGCTATGGATTTTAGTACTATAGTTCCTGGTATGAATACAATGACGGATGATATTCCTGGTGCTGTTGGAGGTATCAATTTAATGGACCCAAATAATATAGCTATGAACTATTATTATGTAACTCCATTTATATTCAGCTATGACCCTAAAAACAATTTCTTAAGGTCGTATGCTATGGGACAATATGATACTCCATACTTAAGTTTCTCTACATTTGAAACATATACTAATAGTAGTGCTGTAAGATTTATTAATACATCTCTTAGAGTAAACGACTATTTAGACTTTACAGACACAACTAGAACAGCTTCTAGAAATGTATATGAAATAAGAGCTCAAATGAGATGTGAATCTGGGGATGATTATGCTCCAATATTAGGACAAACATTTCAAGCGACTCTTAAAGTAAAGTCATATGATAAGAAAAAAGATATTATAATATATGCAACATCTGTAGAAAAGCAAGAAGATGACAAATGGGATATCGTATTCCAAATAGATACAGATAGAAGAATATGGGGAGACGTTACTGAAATCACTTTTAGAGATGATTTAGATGACCCTCAACATAAAGCAACAGAATTAATAAAATGTAAATCAGAAGTAGAACTAGAACTTTCTAGAATTATTCCTAAAGTAGAAGCTATACCAGAAGAAAGAGACCCATACGGAGCTGTTATATCTCCTGCTGTACCTGAAATTCCTAGAAAGATAAATCGTATAAATGTTTATAGAAGTACTGTAGAGTTCTTCAGAGACATCACAGATAGCTTATATCTACAAACATCTATATCAGTAGATGGTTTATTTAAGTTTGTAGCTATACCTTTAGTTGAAATGGAGTTCTGGAGAAGTCCTAAAAATAGAATGAACATAGTAAAGGAAATAGATAATATAGCTAAGTTTATTAAATCTAATGTATACGATGAGCTTGATGAATATGGACTTACATCTTCTACATTGCACGACCAATTAGAAACATTATTTAGAGTAAGTATAAAGTTTACTAAGACACACGGATTAAGTAAATTCTTAGACGTAGGAAATACTGTAAGAAGACCTATTATAAACTTACAAGTTAGTCCTACTGCATATATACGTAAACTTGATAGTGATTTCGACGAAAGTGGTATCGCTTCTCAATTAAATCAACACTTAATAACTCATGATTACTTAATGACAGACTTCAACTTAAATGCTATCGTATTTAATACTATGGATAAAGCTGGAGATAGTGTTGACTTCTTGCAATTTAAGAACTTGGATAATTATCCACCTGACCACTTGACTATAATGAGAAACAACAACAAAGTAAATAACTGGGACCCACCTGAAGTTTTAAGTATCAAACCGGTATACGTTCCAGTTGCTGATAACTATAAATTTAATATGACGTTTATTGACGCTTAGAGGAGGTAAAATAAGAAATGAAAGCCGCACTATTAATTAGAGGAGTAAACTCTACATATGTGTTTAAAACTGCTTTAGAGAACTTAGAAAGATGGTTTACGGATGAAAGATATGTGGATTATGGATTAGATAGACCTATATGGATAGAACGTTCTAATGATGAAAATTCTGCATTGATAGTTTATAATGGAAATATAAATGAGCATAAGAAACTTCCTGAAAAAGAGGGTTCTTTCTTCACGTCTGCTTATAATGATAAAAAGATAGGAGTTATATTTCAATCTTGTTTAGATAATAATAACAGTCCTATGCTTAAACCAGGGGATGGAGTTTATTTTGTAACAGATAAATCAGACGCTGCTACATTAAAGAACTTTGCTGATAAACTTAAAGGATTCTCAGTAGAATCTTTAGTAAATCCAGGAGCTATTGCTTCTATGGAAGGACATAATGAAAATGGAGAACTTAATAAGAGTGTAGTGTTTGCTCTTATAGAAAAGATAGCTAGAGACAGCGAAATCATAGCATTAGAAAATGCAAGAAAACAAGAAGAAGAAATGAAAGAAGTCGTAGAGTATACTGGACTAGAAAACTTTGAACAAACTGATACTTCTGAAATAGATAGTCAAGTAGAGTTTTTAACTAGTATCCAAAATAATGGAGATATAGACCCTGCTTCTTTTGTAGAACCTGTATCAGAAGTTAATCCAGAAGATTTAGACCCAGAAGATAATGCTGATACGGTTCCTAAGCTAAATCCTGATGGAAGTTATACTAGTGAAGAAACTATCATTAATAATAAAATGGTAGATAATACTGTTGATGATATTCTTAATGGAAATGTTGAGGCCGTAGAAGACGATATAAAGCTTTCTGAGCCTGTATCTGAAGAAGTAAAGCCTGTAGTTGAACCAGTAGTAGAACCTAAAGCTACAACGCCAAATAACAGCATCGTAGAGGCTATAACAGGACTTATAAATAAGTTAGGAATTACTGAAGCTGAATTTATCAGTAGATTAGAAAAAGTTCTTCTTATAGGAAAAATGGCAGGAGGAGTATCATCTGCTAATGTAGAAGAACCTGATAATAAATTACAGGAAACTGTAGAGCAAGCTGAAGTACAAACTGTAATAGAAGATAAAGTTCCAGCAGAAGAACCATCTGTTCCGACAGAATTAGAAAATGCAAATAGTGAAGAAATATTTGGAGAAGACTTTGGAGGAGATGAAAATGAAAGCAATACCGAACCTAGAGAAGAACATTCAGATAATACAGGAGAGGACAGCTCTAATGTGGAAGATAATGAACCAGTTCAAGAAGAACCAAAAGAAATAAATGAAGACGCACCTGCTGAAGAATTGATTAAAGAACTTGCTAATGAAAGTAAGAATGATGATGAATTCTTTGAAATGCTAGTAGCTAGAAGAGTTAAATTTGGTATGCCTACATTGCTTAAAGCTGCTTCAATCGACATGAGAAACTTTGTTTTAACTGGAGTAGAAAATCACGTAGAACCAGCTACAAAGTCAAAGAGAATTAATTTGATATAAACTATATATATTTAAGCATATATAGCAATATATAAATAAAATATTTTAGGAGGATTTAATTATGGTAACACAATGGATTGCAAGTTGGAAAGAAAGAGGAATGAACGGAGCACCTGACAAAAGATTAGTTTTAGTTATGGAAGATTATGACTATGCTTTTAAAATGGAAGAACTTGTGGAAAATAAATATGTAGAAAGAGGTAAGATAGTAATACCGCATCAATCTACAGATATGAATAGATTACTACAAGGTTTCTTTCATAAGTTACAAACTTTAAAATCTAAAACATTTACAGCAGGAGATAAAGCTCCAGCTCCAGTATTATTTGACGTGACATTACCTATATTTAAAAATGGTAGCGTGGACGTATTAAGATTCACTTCTGTGAATTTGGTTGAGGGAGATAAGTTTAAGAGAGAAAGTATTTTATATATTTATAAATTTCCATCATATGAAGTATATAAAGATATAAATGCTAAAATACCTGAAAGAGGACAACTTAAAGTTATACCATCTGAATACTTAGTGTCATCTATAAAATTTAGTAATATGCCTATCACTAATGGAAGTTTCGTTTATAACGATTGTGCTATTATTGATAGTATAGCTCACGCTTTAGATGCTTCTGAAGCAGCTAGAATATGGCATGCTACTATTAAACAACTTGACGCTATGGCTGCACAACAAAACAATGGACAAAGTAACAATAGTAATACTACTACTGAAACTTATACAAGAAATGATTCTGCTCATGGATTATCAGAAGAATCTAATTCTTCATATACAGAATCATATGAACGTCCATACTAAAAATAATGGGAGTGTAATAGCTCCCATCTTATTTTTTTAAGGAGGAATTATGTGGTTTGATTTAGATTACAAATCAGCAAAGATTGATAAGAAATGGAATATAGGAAACTTTATTACATCTTCTTATAAGACTGCAAGAGGTATTACCGTAAACGGTGCAGATGCTTCTGAAGTAGATTTAAATAAGAATTTGAATGCTATAGTAAAAGACTATGGTAGAAATGAAAAAGAATATGACACTCTTTATAGAGAACTTATGCTTAAAAGAAATGAAACAAAAAAAGAAATAAGTGAAATGAAAGCTAGTAATGCTAAGTTTGCAGATATAATTTCCGCTCAAAATAATGATATTACTATTATGGGAACACAACTTAGAGTACTAGAAGATAAGCAAAAGCTTACTAGTGAAAAATATAAAACTATGCAAGCTGAAAGAAAGTTATGGAAAGAGCTTACTGCTAAACAAGTAGTAGAAGAAAAACCAGCTGTAAATAACTTTATATCTAACAGTCCTCTATCAGTAGGACAAATGGCTACATCCACAGCAGTTCCTACTACTATTCCTATCGCTGCAGTAGCACCTACTGCTATTCCTACTGTAGAACATAAAAGACCAGAAAACTTCTTAGACCCTATATATGAGACAGCTAATGCTGAGCTTAAGGATAAAGAAGAAAAGGA